ACCATTAGGCGGTAGCGTCGAGGGGGTTCTTCACCCAGCTCATGAGTTTGGGGCGTTTTTGTGGCCTGCGGTTGGTGTGTTTGTGCTGGTCACGACGTTTCGATACGCCCGATAATTCCAGCAATTCCGGTGGATCCCGAGTGAATTGCGGGATTTTTGCGGGATTTTAAGCCCCAAATTCACCCCACTCCCCGACTATCCATCATGGATTTTGAAACACCAAAACTCTGAATACAGCTTCATTTCCACGCCCCTTGGATTCTAGTGGTCGTTGCAACGATGATGGTTACTTTGGTTTGATACTACCGGTTTGTGTCAGGGCGTTGGTCATGACTTCGGCTGGGGTGCGCCAGTTGAGTGCTTTGCGTGGTTTGTGGTTGTGAATGTTGGCGATCATCTCTAGGTACTCGGCGCTGTAGATGGACAGGTCGCTGTTTTTGGGAAGGTTTCTCCTGAGCCTGCCGTTGGTGTTTTCGTTGCTGCCTCTCTCCCACGGTGATCCTGGATGGCAGAAGTAGATGGGAATGCCAGTGGCCATGGTAAAGGCTTTATGGCCAGTCATTTCGCTTCCTTGGTCCCAGGAAATTGATGACCAGATTGTTTTATCGATTCCAGCAACAGCCTTGTGCAGGGCTGTGAATACTTCTTTGCTGGTGTGCCTGCCTGGCAGGTGGCCAAGGACAACAAATCGGCTGACGCGTTCTACTAATGTGATTACCGCTGATTGGTTATTTTTACCAAGGATGAGGTCGCCTTCCCAGTGGCCTGGCAAAATGCGTTCAGTAACCTCATCTGGCCGGTCGTCGATGAGGATCATGTCGTCAACGAAGCGTTGCTGAGCCGGTGTGGTGGTGCGTGTTTGGCGTTTCTTGCGTTTCTTTCTGCCGGTAGGCAAGTCCAAGCCAAGGTCTTTGAGTCTTCCTTTGGACTGTAGATAAAAGGCGTCATAAATCGTTTCGTGACTAATGCGCATGTCCTTATCAGTGGGGTAGTCGATGGGCAGGCGATTGGAAATCTCCTCCGGTGACCATTTTGCCCGCAATTGTGCGCATGCATAGTCCCATAGCCTTTTGTTGGCCAGCAGTTTCGGTATTTTCGGCCGTAATCTCCGCGCACAAGCCTTTAACTGGGCGGTTTCTGCACGATACGGGCCTTGGGCGCTGTGATTTCTGCGTACTTCACGCTGAATTGACGAGGCACTTCGCCCTAAACGGCGACCGATTTCCCGCAGCGGCACATGCTCACGAAGAAGGTCGGCGATAATAACGCGTTCTTCAAAGCAAATATAGCGATCACTGATGCGTTTATACGGATCCACACCGCCAGGCAAGGCAGGGGCACAAAGCCGTCCAGATTCGATGACGTCATGGCGTTGGCGCAGCGCTTTCATGAGTCTTTTATACGTGGTGGCGTCCTCGCCGACGGGTATGAACTCTTTACGTGGCCCTCCGGATTTGATGAGTCCTTTTTCGAAGTCTAAAGACAATCGACGATCAATTCCTACTGCAGCCCCAGCATCACCAACGGGCAAGCTCGCCAACCGAAGGCGTGAGTATTCCACCCTTAACTGTGTTTGGCGGATTTTCCGGGCATACCTCGATAGCCGGATATGACACCCAGCTTCTGTAGCAACGGCATACGCAGCGGCGGGATGCATCCCACACGTTTTGGCGGCTTTGGTGTACCGAAAGTCCGCCTTTAACTAGTTCTACAAGCTGTAAAGCCTGGCTACCGCGGCGATCAACTCGTTTGGCTTTATGTATGACTGGCAATCCATGAGCATGGCAAAAATTCAAAACTTCACGTGATGACAGCCAAGCTCACCAGCAGCCGAGCGAAAGCTACGCCCACTGCCAACCATGGACACCAAGCCACGACGATCCGACTCAGACAACGAATGAAACGGGCCAACAACTCCAGGCACAACAACACTCTCCTAAGGGAAAGTGTTGCAACGACCCTCTGAACTCAAGTAATTCAGGGCAGCCAGCCCTAGAAAGTGAGGTGATTAAAATGTCAGAAAGTGAAAGACTCGAAATCCCTTTCCACGATGGGAATGCAGATATCGACGCTCTGGAGGAATCTCTAGGAGCAATTGGAGCTCCGTATGCCGGTCGCTTGCTTCGGACGATTGAAGAATTCCGCAAACAGCGCGACGGCCAGTACTCCGATAGCGAGGAGGCCATACAAGCGCTTGTAGGATTTGTTGATAAATCCTTGCGTGAGATTGCCATTGCGGTCGCTCGCCTTGAGCTGGCGAACGGATCGGATGCGGAGCCTAGGAATATCTCTGTTTATTTCACTGAGAAGTGAGTCAATCTCATCAGCCGTGTAGAGATTCTCGCTATTGAGGCTGACGGTCGCCCCTGGTGTTGCAGCGCCGGGGGTTTCCTTCTCTTCGTGGGTCATGCTATGAACTCCTTCGTTCATCATTTCTCACCTACCCTTCTCATGCGGCTTGTTCGTCTACCCGGTCAAACCAGGCCGCGATGTAATCTTTGTCACCTTGTAGTGCGGCGACTCGTAGTGCGAGTTCCGCGGTTACTTTCGCCCCGGCGCGCAGCTTGGGAATATCGGCGGGATACACCCCAATGAGCAGCGTCAGTTGCTCTTCTGTCTGGAGATTCCTTGAACGCATGATTGCGTCTAGGGCTCCGGGGCGGAAGGTAAACCGCGGCGGTGCGATAACAGCCATGTAGGTACCTCCATGTAGTTCTTGAGCTTGTGCCGGTACTGTCCTGCTCCGGTGAAATACATGTTGCTATCCAGAATTACCTTCCGCAACTACCCCCACTATACCTACCCCTGCACACTACCCCCGGCACAGCTTTCTACCTGCACATCTTGCAACGTTTACACATTGCCACTAATATGCAGTTTATGGCCTTTGAAACTTGGCTAGACGCGCTAATCGGGGACGACACCCGCGCCGCCGCATCCAAAAAAGCTGCCTACGCACAAAGCACCATTTCCCGA